CGCCCGCCTCTCCCGAGAGCGGGCGTTTTGCTTTTCAGCCGGGCCGACTACCGCACGCCATCGCTGTTCTTCATTGATGACAAAGGGCGCTGTCAGGTTCGAAAGCCCGGCTGAAACAGCACGTTAGACCAAACGATTTGCCTCGCCATCCGGGCCGCACCCTGTCGCGCGTACCGTCTCCACAACAATGGATGGCACACCATGGACAGCACCGCACAGGTCAAGGCACGTCTCGCTGAACTCGCGTCCTTTCTGGACAGTCCTGAAGGACCGGGTTCGGGAGCCATTGCCTTGGCGGCCCTGACAGAGATCGAACTGCTCGAAAGGCGGGTCGACCCTGCGGAGCCGAGTACAGCCTAGCGCTTAGACGTCCTGGAATGACGGAAGGCCCGCTGCCGCAGCTCGGCGGGCCTTCCTACCCTATTTCGAGACACGCCCCGGGTTCCGGCCCGATCGCCCGGGGGTGACGTGCGCGCGCCCCCCAGTCTCGCAGCGCAGCGCCGGGCGGGGCGGGGGAGGTCGGCCCTCGTCCCGCCACCCCGACTGAAGGACACACCAAATGTCCGAAACCCCAGGTTTTACCGGACTTGTAGCGCGTGAAACACTGTTGGAGATATCGTCACATGGCGAAGAAAAAGAAGGGCAAGGGCTGCTAGCCCCCATGGCGCGGGCCGGGGGTTGCCTCGACTCGCGCCGCCTGCCTCCAAGAGTAGACGCCGACAATAGATTCGACCCTAAATGGCATTGAGGCCACTATGCCCCTGAACAAGCAATCCGGAGAGATCATCGGAGATCTCGGGACCGCCTACCGCGTTGTCCCCATGGCCAAGTACGTCGGCTCTCCCTTCCTCGAGCAGGCCGCCGATGAGGCCTCCGCCGCCTTCCGTAAGGCCGGAGCCTGCATTCTCCGCCGGTTCAAGGACGAAGACGTCCTGATCCAGGAATACCCGCAGACCGACCCCTCGAAACCCGCCAAGGTGGCCATTGCCATCCAGCGCATGGTCAAGGGTGAAGAGTTGTTTTCAATCAGCGTGTTCAATCTCGCTCCGGAAGTGATCTCGCAATTCCGCATCAGAGGCCTTTGGGCCGACTGGAAAAACTAAGGGACAACAGGATGCCGGTTTTTACCGCAACATTCAGCGCCGTGGCCGCGACTGCGGCGCAGGACGTGTTCGAGCTTGCCACGTCAGCCTCGTCGCGCGTGCGCATTCGGGAAATCCGCCTCAGCCAGTATTCGGATTTCGGAGACGCGCAGTCCGAACTGCTGTCTGTGTCGATCATTCGCGGCAATGCGACGTCTGGATCGGGTGGAACAACCGTCACGCCAGTCAACCTTGAGCCGTGGAGCCGCGCTGCGGTGACGACAGTAGAGGCCAACAACACCACGGTCGCCTCGACGGGATCGCCTCAGACCCTCATTGTCGACGCTTGGAACGTGGCTGCCAATTGGTGGTACGCCCCGCCGCGTGATGAGCAGCCCCAGGTCGATATCAACTCCCGGCTCGTGGTCCGCATTACGGCGCCGGCCGATTCCCTCACGATCAACGGCACCATCGTGTTCGAGGAGACAAATTCACCATGACCAACATCGCAACGGCGGCAAGCCGGGACCTGAAAAACCTCGTCTCGATGCTTGAGGGCGTGATCGCCCTGCAGAAGGAAGCCGAGAAGATCGGCTCACTCGAAAAGGTCATGCGTGCCCGCGAGACCGAGATCAAGGCTCTCGAAGCGCATGAAGCTGCGGCCCGCGCCCGCCTCGCTGCACTCGCGGCAGAGGCTTCAAAGGCCGAAGCTGCCGCCAAGGCCAAGGCTGATGCGATTCTCGCGGACGCCAAAAAGGCCGCCGCCTCGGCTGAGACCCTGATGCAGACCGCCAAGCAGGCCGTCGCCAACGCGACCGCAGAGGCCGGAGACATCAAGACCCTTGCCCGCGAGGACGCCGATGCCCTTCGCGCCAAAGGGGCCGAAGACCTGAAAGCCTACCAGATCAAGGGTCAGAAGATCACGGCGGACGCTCAGGCTGCCGCTGACAAGGTCGAAAGCGACACGCGCGCCCGCCTCAAGGATCTGGAAACTCTCAACGCCCAGGTCAAGGCGGCCGAGAGTCGTCTGGCGGGTGTTGAGGCCAAGATCGCCGCGCTCCGCAACCAGTTCGCTTAAGGGAGTAGAGCATGCCAGCCAGCACATTCACATTCTTCCACGACTTTTCGGAACAGGTCGGGCTCGCGGTCCACAACTTTGGCTCGCACACTTTCAAGGCGGCCCTGACCAACACCGCCCCCACGGCAGCGACGGATACGGTTCTTGCCAATATCACGCAGATTTCGGCAGGCGGTGGCTATACGGCCGGCGCTGGCGGCGGGTACGCCCTTGACGGCTTAGCGTGGTCGCAGTCCTCCAACGTCTCGAAGTTGGTCATCACCGACGAAGTCATCACTGCGACCGGCGCCAGTGTTGGGCCGTTTAGATACGTGGTCGTCTACAATGACAGCGCCACAAGCCCTGCGGACGCCCTTGTCGGGTATCTCGACTACGGCTCGGCTTTGACGCTGGCCGATACCGAAACCCTCACGCTCGATTTCAACGCCTCCACTGGCGTCCTAACATCAACGGTGTAGCCCCATGACATTCGATAAGGCGACCCTCAAGGCCCGGTTTTACGAACTTGCCGCCAAGCGTGACGTTATTCGTGCATCCTCGGCACCGCTGCGGGCATCGCGCGACGTGATCGAAGCGGAGGCCCGCGCCAAGACGGACAGGCTGGACGCTCAGATCAGGACTGCCGAAGATGGCCTTGTTGCCATCAAACAGGAGCTTTCTTTCCTCGACGCTCAGATCAAGAGGCTTGGCTGATGTTCTCGATAGGGGATACCGTTCGTGTCCGCGCGCCGTTCACGGAGTCATACCCGGGTCAATATGTGATCACGGGCGTAAACCCTGCGACCGGCGCCTACCAGATTGACGGCGTGGATTTTGCTGGGGAATATCTGGAGGCTGTGAGCTAATGGCCATCACCGTCGACACCATGATTGCAGGCATGCAGCCGCCCCAGCCGATCGTCAAGAACGGCATTACCATGGCCGCTGCGGGCACGGCCCGTGGCCATACGGTGTGGTACGGCTCCGGCAACCCCGGCGCCTCGACCGCGACATCAATAGGCATCAACGGCGAGGCTGTCACTCCGGCGCTGGCGTCGACCGGTGGGCGTATTCGCCGCTCCAATCCTGCGGGTGGCACCAACGCCTATCTGGCACGGCTCGCCATGACGGCGAACGTGGTTGGCACGCTCTGGCTCATTGACCGGCTGTGGCAAAACTCTGGTCTCACAGTTACGTCGACATCAGCACAAGCCATCTCCCCCGCGACACTCCCGGCCCGCTCCGGTGACGGCACGTCAAACGGTGAGAACGTCATGGCAGCCATTGAGTGGTCCGCGACCGGCGGCGCTGGCGTGCCGACTGTCACGCTGACTTACACGGACCAGGACGGCAACACGGGGAACACAGGTACGTTCACCGCAGTCGCGACGCCGCCCGTTGGTACTTTCGAAATCTTCACACTGGCGGCTGGCGATACCGGCATTCGCGCCCCGACGTCGTTTATTCAGTCCGCGACCCGCACCTCTGGAACGATGCACCTGGTTCTGTTCCGCCCTCTGGCGCAGATCGAGACCTCCGTCGCCAACGTCGGCAACGCCATCGACTTCCTGACGAGCGGGCGCCCACGAATTTATGACGATAGCGTCTTGCAGCTTGTCTGGTTCCAGTCTGGCACAACACTCACGAACCACATCGGCCAGTACATTGAGAGCCACGTCGTACCCTAATGGCAGGCGAGGGCGATTTCCCGGTCATATCGTCCTGGTCCTGGACCAGGACGGGCCGGGGCACCATCTCTCGCATTGTGACGTCGGCGCAGTTTGGCGCAAACGACGGCCCCGCTACCGAGGCACTGGCGACGTGGTTTTTCGATGCCGCCGCGGTGGCAGCCTACGATATTACGGTGACGGTCGGGAACATCCAGTGGTCTGGCCAGTCCGTTGCCGCACGGGCCTCTCGCGTTGATACGGTCACGGCAGGCGGTCTCTCATGGGCTGGTCAGTCTGTAGCATTAACACCGGGCGGCAAGACCATTGCAGCCAGCGTTGGTGGCCTTTCGTGGTCCGGCCAGTCTGCCGGCGCGTCGGCAGCGCGCACGTTAACGGCGAATGTCGGCAGCCTTACGTTCGCCGGGCAATCTGTTGCGGCGCGGTCTGGGCGGTCTCTGTCTGCGACGGCCAGCGGCATCTCATGGTCCGGTCAGTCCGCAACCCTGAGAGCAGGGCGGCGTGTCTCTGCTGCGGCAGGCGGGCTGACATGGTCCGGTCAAAGCGCGGGCCTTGCTGCGATCAGACAGCTATCAGTCACGGTATCCGGGATCTCATGGTCTGGGCAATCAGCGGCCCTGAGCCCGGCCAAATCGATCGCGGTGACGGGCGCGGGGCTGTCATGGGGTGGCCAGTCCATTGCCATAACGGGCGGGCGGACGGTGGCTGCGGCCCTTGGTGGCCTCGCATGGTCTGGGCAGTCTCAGGGCCTGGCACGGGGCGCAAACCTTTCGGTCTCGGCAACTGGTGTTCTGTGGGGCGGTCAGTCCGTCACGCTGACGTGGTCCGGTGCGGCCCCTGGGAACGGCTCATTCGCGAACATCTATACGATCATGTCCCGTCCGAAAATCTTAGCCCATCAACAGCCTCATAGGCGAGAGGGAGCCCGATCACGATGACTGACTCTCTCTACCGTCAAAGACTGGAATATGCCCGCAGGGAGCGGATTTTACGCACGCAACGTGGGTATCGCACAGGCATCTTGCGCGGCAGTATCGGTGGCCTCGGCGGGGCCGCACGGCTCCTGGGATCGGAAGCGGATGGTCTGGCCATCGACTTTCGCGATATGTCCATAGTCATCAGGGACACCACGACGCCCGCGAACAACTTCTCAGGCCACCCCTCTGCCAAACTCCTGGGCGACACGCTCACCGGGACATCGAGCGGCCTGACTATTTCAGCGTTGACCAACATTTACCTGCCGACATCGGCTTTTCCGTACTCGTCGACAGCGTTCTCGATCGTCGCCATGGGTGCCACCTCCGCGCTGGCCATCAATGCGCTCGTGGCGTTGAACGCGAGCGGTGGGTACTCAGGCGGGCCCGGCGCTCTGCTTCGCATAGAGAACAATTCTGCCGTTACGGCGGGCGGGAATGCCACAGCGGCCAGCAAGGGCATTAGTCCGCTACTCGCCGCCAACGAAATGATCAAGGTGGGCGCGGCTTTCCGGACGGCGGGCAACAACATATCCGTCACCAACAGGGGGCAGGCCGTCACGACCATCGCCACATCCGACTGGGACGGGAGCAGCAACCGCCTACAGATCGGAGCCATCACGTCAGGCGGCGCTCAAAGCCTGCTCGGCACGCTGGCCTGGCTCGTCTACCTGCCGCGCTATGACACGGCGGAGATCGTGACGCGCTCAACGTAGCCGTAATCGCCAGCGTACCGGCGCCAACCCGCTCCCAACCAGGGCGGGTTTTTTAGTGTCTCCATAAACACATAGCAACAAGCAGGAGATCGTAAAATGCCTAGACTACTCAAGTCCATCCACGGACGTCAGATGGCCCTCTCCAAGGACGGCACTCTGGTTGTCCCCGGCGGATACTCAACCAACGACACGGGGACAGCACAGACAGCCTCTGCAACCGCAGGCGCTGCCACGCTGTCGACCATGCAAGGCAAGATCACGTCGGAAGCTCTCACGACAGCGCAGGATGCCGTTTATACCCTGACGCTCACAAACACGAAGATCGTCGCAACCGATCTCGTGTTTGTCTCCATCGCCAATGGTACGAACACCCAGGGCACCCCTACGCTCCTGCGTGTGACGCCAGGCGCTGGTTCGGTCGTGATCACGATTGCAAACGCCCATGCTACGGCACAGGCGCTCAACGGCACGCTTGTCGTTTCGTTCTTCGTCGTCAAGACCGTCTAACCAAGAGGGCTCGGGTCGTCACATGACGCGGGACCTCCATAACCAATGGAATCCGATCACATGGCTACCCGGGCACCCCGCAAGAGGGGAAAGAAAGACATTAAAGCGGCGGCAGATCGAGCCGAAAAGCGGTCGAAAGGCGAAGAGGTCATGGGGGTGAAGTCCCCAGTCCTGGAGCCGGAAGAGACCAAGGGCAGCCCTGGCCGTCCGACCAAGTACACACAAGAGATTGCCGATCTGATTTGCGCTCGCCTCGCGACTGGCATGAGCCTCAGAGCGGCTTGCAGACCTAACGATGTGGTGGCGGAGAGCACGGCGCGGAGTTGGGCGCAGGATCCCAAGCATCCGTTTTCTGCGCATTACGTGCGAGCCCGTGAGATAGGATATCTGAGCTTGGCCGACGAATGCTTTGATATTGCTGACGATGCTTCTAACGATTGGATGGTCCGAGAAGGCAAAGACGGCGAATCGCTTGGGTGGCAATTGAACGGCGACCACGTTCAGCGCTCCAAGCTGCGCATTGATACGCGCAAGTGGATGTTGTCGAAGTGCCTGCCCAAGATTTACGGGGACCGTGTCTCGACCGAGATATCAGGCCCTGACGGTGCCCCGCTCCAGGTTGAGACCGTCGACCGGATGGCTATGGCGCGCTGGATTGCCATGACGCTGGCTCAGGCCACCCCGGTCAAGGCGATCGATGTCACTGCTGGATGAAATCCTGCGGAAGCTGGACACGCTTTCGCCAGAAGCACTGATCGCACTCGAACAGGAACGGCTCAAGGAAGCGGCCAAGTGGCTGCCTAACCCCGGGGCTCAGACCGATGCCTACCTGTCACTGGCTGATGTGCTTCTCTACGGAGGCGCGGGCGGCGGCGGAAAATCGGATTTGGGCCTGGGTCTCGCGTTCACGAAACACCGCCGGGCGCTGATCCTGCGCCGCCGCTACGCCAATCTCTCCGGCTTGACGGAGCGCGCGATCAAGATCAACGGCTCAAAGCAGGGCTTTAACGGGTCTCCCCCGCCCCTGCTTCGGACAGACGACGGACGCTACATTCAGTTCGGCGCCAACCAGCATCTGGGCGACGAGCAAGACTGGCAGGGCATCCCGTTCGACCTGAAGTATTTTGACGAGGCGACACAGTTCCTCGAGCAGCAAGTCCGGTTCCACCTTGGCTGGATGCGGCTCTCGGACGAAGTGCTCGACAAGAACCAGCGGGTGCGGGCCGTGCTCGGCTCCAACCCGCCCGTCGATGCGGACGGTGATTGGCTGATAGGTATGTTCCGGCCCTGGCTGGATCTGACGCACCCCAAGCCCGCAAAGCCTGGGGAACTCCGCTGGTTTGTCACTGCTGAAGACGGAACGGATCTTGAAGTCGACACCAACGATTTAAGCCGGATGCCCAACGGGGCCTACGTGCATAAGGCCATGGCCAACCGCGAGGGCAAACCCCTTGGCGCCAAGTCACGGTCATTCATTCCCGCCAAGTTGGCGGATAACCCGTTTCTCGTAAACACGGATTACGGCAGTCAGCTCGACGCGCTGCCCGAACCGCTGCGCTCAGCCATCCGCGACGGCAACTTCATGGCGGCCCGGTCGGATGCGAAGTTTCAGGTGATCCCGACCGACTGGATCATTCAGGCCCAGGCCCGATGGAAAGAGGACGGCTGGAAGCAGTTTGAACAGACGGCCATGGCCCTTGACCCGGCAGGCGGCGGCAAGGACTCGGAGGAACTGGTCTGGCGTCATGGCTCGTGGTTTTCCAACGCCGTGAGCGCTAAGGGCGAGATCACAGCGGGCAGTAAGAGCGCCGCGGCTGCGATCTTTCTCAACCGGCGGGACAACGCGCCGGTCATTCTGGACGTTGGCGGCGGGTATGCCGGGGCGATCATCAACCGCCTCGAGGACAACACGGTCCCGTTCATCTCGTTCAACGGCGCCGGGGCCTCAACGGCAAAGACACTCGATAGCCGGTTGCCGTTCGCCAACAAGCGGGCGGAGGCCTGGTACAGACTGCGCGAAGCGCTGGATCCCAACCGCAAGGAAGGGTCCGACATTGCACTTCCGCCAGACCCGGAACTGAGAGCGGACCTATCGGCGCCCTGCCTTGATACGTCGGCACTTGAGCGGCGCGGCGTGATCCAGATCGAAAGCAAAGACAACTTGCGTGAACGCCTTGGCCGGTCCCCCGGCAAGGGCGATGCGGTTGTCATGTGCTGGTCCGGCGGCAACGAAGCGGTTCGCCGCAGTCTCGGCGGCACCAATGGCCGTTACGTGCGTCCAGAAGTCAAGGTTGGGTACGCAAACATCAAGAAGCGGAGAAGGTAGACAGATGAAAAAGCTCTTCGGTATGGGCAAGAAGCCCCAGCCCGTCACCCGCATGCCGGACCAGAATGACCCAGCAGCCCGCGAAGATGCGGCGCGCCGCGCGGCTGAAATCGCCGCGGCCAAGGGCCGTGAATCGACAAACCTGACAGACGGTTCCTTCATGGGCGACGTGCTCGGAAAGTGATTTGACCATGTCGAGTGATGGACGCGCCAAAGAACTCTGCGATCTCTCTGCGAAGTTGTTCAACGCCAAGGACACGTTGAACAACCTGCAGCAGGAAATCGCAGAGAACTTTTACCCGGAACGGGCTGACTTCACGGGCGATTTTACGCTTGGAGAAGAGATCACAGAGCATCTGTACGACAGCTACCCGGTTATGATGCGCCGTGAACTCGGCAACGCGTTCTCGGCTATGATGCGGCCCCGTGAGCGCCAGTGGTTCAAGATCATCACGGGCGTCGACGAGGTTGATGCTAGGCCAAACGTGGCCCGTTATCTCGAATATCTCACGAAAACTCTGCGGTCTGCCCTCTATGACCGGCGGTCTCAGTTTGTCTCCGCCACTAAGACCGGGGACCACGACTTCGCAACCTTCGGGCAGTGCGTGATTTCGATCGAGGAAAGCCCAACCCGCGATCATCTCTACTTTTGTGCCCACCATCTCCGGGACTGCGCTTGGCTCGAAAGCGCGACCAAGGCCGTCAATCACCTGCATCGCAAGGACGGCATGACGCCCCGCCAGCAGATCGCGATGTTCGGGGCCAAGATGGTCCACGAGTCGGTTACGAAAGCCGCCAAGGAGGAGCCGAACCGGTCGTTTGGTGTGAACTGCATCGTCATGCCGACCGATGAATACGACATGATCTTCTCATCGAAGGACAAGAAAAACGGCAAGCGCCTGCCCTACGTCGTGATCTACGTGGATACGGAAAACGGCAAGATCCTCAAAGAGGGCGCGCTATCTGATTTCATTTATGCAGTGCCGCGCTGGCACCGCATTTCAAAGAGCCAATACGCTTTCTCGCCCGCGACCATGATCGCCCTTCCTGATGGACGGATGGCGCAGAGCATGGCGCAGATCATTCTTGAGGCAGGCGAAAAGTCCGTCGATCCGCCGTTGATCGGCGTTGAAGAAGCCGTCCGCTCGGTCGACATTGCAGCAGGGTCCATGTCCTGGCTGGACGCGGCCTATGATGAAAGACTTGGAGAAGCCCTCCGCCCGTTGCAGATCAATGCGGACATGCGCTCCGGCTTCGCCATGCGCCAAGACCTGCGCGAAATGCTGACGAAGGCCTTCTTTATCGACAAGTTGGCCCTTCCCCCGGCGGACACCGGCAAGATGACGGCAACGGAAATCCAGCGCCGGTACGAAGAGTACGTCCGTAACCTGCTCCCGCTCTTCGAACCGATGGAGACCGAATACAACGCGCAGATCCTCGACAAGGCCTTCGCGCGGCTTTGGGAAATGGGCAAGTTCAATAAAGACGATATGCCGGACGAGTTGTCAGGGGCTGATCTCACCTATCAGTTCGACAGCCCGATTCAGACGGCAGCAAGCGCCGTCGTGGTGCAGCAGTTCCAGGAGGTTCTTGGTCTTATCGGCGCCTCGGCAGAGGCTGGTATCTCGGCCAACCCGGTCAACATGGACGCCGCTTTGAAGGACGCCGTCCGCTCGACGGGCGCGCCTGCCAAGTGGCGCAAGACCGACGAAGAGATCGAAGAGGAAGCCCAAGCCCGCGCCGCAGAAGCCGAAATGCAGAACGCGGCCCTGATGGCTCAGACGGCGGGAGAAGCCGCCGGAACCGTGGCTGACGCCTCGATGAAGATCGGACAAGCGATGCAACCAACCCCGCCGGCGGCCCCGGCTAAACCGGCAGGCAAGGTGGTTCCAATGCGCAAGAGGGCCGCATGAGAGAGGAACAGAAATGAAAACGAAGGATGTGAAGACGGTGACATCAAACGAAGACTATGTACGTCTCCGTATTTTCGACGGCGACTTGCAGGTGAGCAACGCGGGCGCCGAATTGCTTCGCATTGAGCGGGCGCAGCACAACGAAACGCGCCGTAAGCTCGAAGAGGCTCACGCTGAGTTGCGCTTATTGAAAGCGATGCTACCGGCATGATCAACCGCTCGTGGCGTCCCAAGAAAGAGCCGTGGATGCCGGTCGATTACGACGACGACGTGATCTATGCCGTGCGCGCCGTCGAAAAGGGCATCGCGAGCCCCAGCCAGCAAAAGCTGTTCTGGGATTGGATCATGTACGTCACGGGAGCCGGGGAACAGTTCCAGGATATTTCGTTCCGTCCAGGCGCCGATGGTGTTCGCGCAACCGATTTTGCGGAAGGCCGCCGCTTCATCGGCCAGCAAGTCCGTAAGATGCTCCGGCCCGAACTGACCCCGAAGCCGAAGGAAGAGACGGACCCGTCCAAGCGGGCCAAGAAGATTCAAGACCCGACCCCGACCACGAAGAGGAAGCCATAAATGTCAACCGCTACGATTGAAAAACCTGCGGGCACGCCCGCGGGGGAAACGACTGCGCCCGTCACCACGGCCACGGACGCCCCGAAAGAGACCACGACCGCTCCCGTCACTGAGAAGCCTGCCGCTGATCCGGTTGCCGAGAAGGCCCCCGACAAGCCAGCGGAAAAGGGCAAGGCCTCATTCCTGGATGACGTCGCAGACGGGGATGATGACGACGAAGCCCCGACCGAGAAAACAGCCGAGGAAACGGCCAAGGACGCGGACGGCAAGGACAAGGCCAGTGATCCGACGTGGCGCCAAGACTGGCGCGAAGCGATCGCAGGCGGAGACGAAAAGCGCCTCGCTGCACTGAAGCGGTTCGCGACGCCTGAAGCCATGGCGAAGTCCTACTTCGCCCTGCAGCAGAAGCTTTCCAGCGGCGAGTACAAGAAAGCCCCCGGCGAGGATGCGACGCCCGAAGAACTTGCGGCATGGCGTGCCGACAACGCGATCCCCGACGCCCCGGACAAGTACGCCCTTCCGGAAATCCCTGAGTTCGAATGGTCTGACGACGACAGGGCCGCCGCCGCCCCGCTCTTTGAGCGCCTGCACAAAAAGAACACGCCACAGCCCGTGATCGATGAGGTGATGGGCTATTACGCGGACCTGCAGAAGCAGACCGAGGCCAAGGTGGTCGAGATCGATCACAACGACAAGACGGCAGCCGAAGAGCACATGCTGTCCACCTACGGCAATGAGTACAAGCCGACGCTGGCCCTGATGAAGCGGTTCTACAACGACAAGGACGCCTTTCCGCCGGACTTGAGGGATGCGCTTCTTGCGGCCCGCACGCCGGACGGTAAGCGCCTTGCCAACATGCCGGCCGTTCTGGATTTCATCGCGCAGAGATCGCGAGAAACCTACGGCGATGGCGGCATGCTGTATGGCGATGCCAAGGTCGAACTGACCTCGCGCAAGAACGAAATCGAAAAGGTCATGAAGGAAGACATCG